GAGCCAGTAATCCCGACCTTCGGCGGCGGCGGTTATTTAAGTGTACCGCTTTTCGCGGGTGGCGTGCCGCAAGCGGGTGGTTTTGCGGAATTTGTCGCGTTTTCGCAACTGCTGACCACCGACCAGCTTCAGCAGTTTGAGCGAAACATCGGCGCCTACTACGGAGTTCCTGTGTCATGATGTGGATGATCTTCAGCACAGAAGCCGAAGCCCAAGATTATGCCGACGCTGCTACGGCTGCGCTGCCAAGGTTGCCGGAGAACGTGACACAAATCTGGGCCGTGCCGCGTCAGATCGCGGATGGGCGATGGGTAGTGCCTTCGACGAATGAGGAAGGCGAATTTGCCTGCCATAATTGGTGGCTTGACATCGAGGGGGCTGGTCAATCCACCGGCACCTTTCAGGAGTGATGTGGAATGGTCAAGCCGAAAACTCCCGCATGGACGAGGAAAGAGGGTAAAAGTCCTACTGGCGGGCTTAACGCGAAAGGCCGTGCTTCTTATAATCGTGCTAATCCTGGCAAGCCTGGGTTAAAGGCCCCTCAACCCGAGGGTGGCCCAAGGCGCGATAGCTTTTGCGCTAGGTCTGATGGTCAGCGCAAGATGCACAACATTAGTTGCTCTGAGACGCCTAAAAAGCGCATTTGCAAAGCGCGGCGAAAATGGAAATGCTGACATGAATGAAGGCGAAATCCAAAGGAATCTAGGTTCGCTATCAGCGAAAATGGAAAATATGGAATCCCGTTTAAGTGACATGAAACGGGATATGGATATTCGGTTCGAGCGGCAGGATGATCGGCTTGATGAGGTCATTAAAACCCTTAATAAGTTGAGCGGCGGCTGGCAATTTATTATGATGATCGGGACGGTTGTAGGTATTGTAACTGCCCTAGTAACCGCCTGGAAGATGGGATTTATGAAATGAGGCAAATCAATCAAGATGGCTTGAACCTTATCAAGCAATGGGAGGGGCTTCGTTTGGAAGCCTATCTATGCCCCGCTAAGGTTTGGACGATTGGTTACGGTCATACCCTGACAGCAAAGAAGGGTATGAGCATTAGCGAGGCAGAGGCTGTCAATCTGCTGCGTGGTGACTTGGCAAGGTTCCAGCGTTGCGTGGAGAGTGCGGTTCAAGTTACCGTGAATGATAATCAATTTGCTGCCCTTGTGTCCTTTTGCTTCAATGTTGGCGAGGGCGCTTTTCGTGGTTCAACCCTTCTGAAGAAACTAAATGCCGGTAACTTTGATTCTGTTCCGGGTGAGTTGGCGCGCTGGAATAAGATCGGCAAGAATGTGTCTGCTGGCCTTGTTAATCGCCGGGCGGCTGAAGCTGGCTTGTGGGTAAAGGGGGCTTATGTGTCCTCTAACTACATTGAGCCTTCCGCTCCTTCGGATGGGAAGGCTTCTGCCGTGGCTTCATACGGTGGTATTGCCGCTGCCGCCGCTACTGCCGCCCCTGCTGTACAAGCCCTTGGCGGGGTTCCAATGTGGGTTGGCGTGGCGATTGTAGCTGCCGCTGTGGTGATCGCCGCCATTGTTCTGTTGAGGAAGAAATGATTGCCATTGGGTTTATTTGGGCCAAGATTAAGGCGTATGTGATTGGCGCTGTTGCCGTTATCGGTATCTTGATGGCTGCCTTCTTTTCTGGTCGTAGGGAGGGTAAAGCCCTTGCCCAAAAGGATCAGCTAGAGGGAACCTTGGATGGTTTGCAGAGGGGTAATGAGGCTGCCGCCCAATACAAGGGGAATGGTGGCGCTGTAGATGCCTTAGAAAAGGGGAAGTTTTGAAATACGTCCTTCTCCTTTGTTTGTTGGTTCTGGCCGGTTGCGGGCATAATACAGCCTTGGTTTGCCCAAGCATTGTCCCGTATAGCCCAAGTATTCAACAGGGCGCGGCGGCTGAATTAAAGGCTTTGCCTAGCAATTCTATTGTTGCTAGAATGATGGAAGATTATGGTGAACTTCGCGCCCACATTCGGGCTTCTTGTAAATAGGAGAGTGTGATGCCTAATGTGAAGCGTATGGCTGGCGGTGGTAACATTTCAGAACTTAGCGATGCCGAACTTAATAGGCTCGGGTATGCTGTTCAAGGAAATTCAATGCGCGGGTTGGCTAAAACGCAACTTGAGAGTCACAGGCGCAGACGTGCCCATGACAATGAACCCACAAAAAGGAATGCTTTTGAGGATCAAGTACATAAAGAACTTCAAGAGTCTTTGGATCGTGGTGAAAATGCTGCTGTCTTTATGAATGAAATTGCGCGTTCTGGCGGTGGCATGAAGAAGCATAAAGCGCAAGAATACAAAAAGGGCGGCGCCGTAAAGAAGATGGCTTCTGGCGGGCGCGTCCGTGGCGATGGCTGTGCTATTCGCGGTAAAACAAAAGGAAAGGTTGTGTGATGAAGATGATGAAGCCCAAGATGAAGAAGATGGGTGGCGATATGGAAATGTCGCAGCCTCGTTTTGCGGCCCGCGCTATGCGTCCGGGTGGAATGAAGAAGGGTGGGTCGGTTCATTCCGATGCTGCTATGGATAAGAAGCTGATGCGTAAAGAAATCGCCCGTGCCGAGAAGATGGAAGATAACGGCATGAAGAAGGGCGGTAAGGTCATGAAATACGCCAAGGGTGGCGGTGTTGAAATGAAGGGTAAGACCAAAGGCAAGGTGGTGTGATGAGGGACCGCGATCTTCCTTTGCCGCCGCGTCCACCTGCCCGTGGCATGGCCCGCGCCCGCCCTCGTTCCTATGAGGAAGATATGACTCCCCCGCGTGGGATGCGGAATTACCGCCCTGAAATGACGCCGGGTGGTGTTGAGTCTTTTGAGGAAGATATGACCCCTCCCGCTGGAATGAGGAACATGAAGCCTCGACCTGGGAGTCGCATGAAGGCGGGTGGCAGGGTCAAAAAGATGGCTTCTGGTGGTTCTGTGAAATCATCTTGCCAGCGGGGCGATGGTTGCGCCATTAAGGGTAAGACTAAAGGGAAGATGGTATAATGGCAAAATTCAACGACACCGAGTTTGGGCTTTCGGTTCTAAGCCCTGCTTTTGCTGCATCTAAAGTGTTGGGTGGTGACGCTGACATTGGCGACCTTGGTATTATGGGCGCTATTAAGCGGTTTGGTGGTGGTGATAAAAAGTCTGATGGCACACCGCTAACTGAGGATGAAAAGCAGAAGGTTCGCGATATGCTTGCGGCGCAGGGTAAGCCTGTTCCTCCCGGCATGAAGCGCGGTGGTATGGTGAAAAAACCAAAGATGAAGAAGATGGCTTCCGGTGGTGCCGTTAAATCATCTTATACCCGTGGCGATGGTTGTGCCATTAGGGGTAAGACGCGCGGGAAGAGCGTATAATGTGGCTACTCGGGATCATTGTAGGGGCTATTGGTTTTCGACTGAGGGGTGATGCCATCTTTCAGGAGATTACCGGGCGTGGCGCCACTACCGCGCGCATTGCCTGTTGGGCTATCCCAATGGGCCTACTGTCCCTTTCCACGGTCCCGTGGTGGGCGTCCGTCTTGGTTGCGTTGGGGTTCTTCCTGGGCGCTATGCCGGGGTGGTATGGAAGCCTAGACCTGGGGCGCCGTGAAGGTGATCCGGTTAAGGACCGCTTTATCATGGCAGCCCGTGGGTTGGCTTGGACTATCCTTCCTGCCCTAGTGATTTGGCAGTTTGATGTTGGTAATGCGATTGCATTGATGATTGTTGGATTGGCCTGCCCATTGTTCTATGAATTGGGATACCGGACGCCTTCAAAGATTCCTTACTTGCGGCAGGGGCCGGAAGTTGGGGAAGTGTTTTTTGGTGCTGCTATTGGATTGGCGCTAACGCTATGAAGAAAACCAAGGAAGAGAAAGTGATGGGTGAGTTTAAGCGTGGCAAGCTAACCACCCATGGGAAGAAGGTTACTAACCGGAAACAGGCTATTGCCATTGCGCTTTCTGAGGCTGGTAAAACCCAAAAGAAAGCCAAGGGTGGTAAGGTGAGTATTGTCCTATGAAGCCTGTTTGGGAGCGTAAGAGGCCGAAGGGGCTGGGGAAATCAAAGCCCTTATCCGGTAAGCAGAAGGCTTTTGCCAAGGCGTCTGCCAAGGCCGCTGGCCGTCCTTATCCAAATGCTGTTGACAATATGCGGGCTGCAAGGAAGAAGTAATGCCTACTAGCGGAACGTCAACTTGGAATATCGAGATTTCGGACCTTATCGAAGAGGCTTACGAAAAAGCTGGCCTTGATGCTCGGACTGGTTATGACTACAGGACTGCCCGGCGTTCCCTGAATATGATTAGTGCTGAATGGTCTAACCGGGGCTTGAACCTATGGACCGTTGAACAGGCGTCTATGACGCTTTCTCCCAATGTATCTACATACAGCCTTCCGGCTGATAACATTGATGTGACGGACGCTATTGTTCGCTTGGCTGGGCAGGGTTCTAACTTTGATTATCCGCTATCGCGTATTGGCGTGACGGACTATGCAACCCTACCCAATAAGGGAACTACAGGGCGCCCCCTACAGATTTACGTCCAGAAGCAAGTTAGCCAATCCTTCATCCTTTGGCCGGTTCCTGACCAAGCCTACACCCTACTGTATTGGCGCCTGAAGCGTATGCAGGACGCCACTAACGCGCTTGATAACATGGACATTCCGGTTAGGTTTGTGCCTGCCCTAGCGGCTGCTTTAGCTTATCAGATTGCCTTGAAGCGTCCTGAAGCAACAACACGGGTCCCGATGCTGCAAGCTGAGTATGAGCGGCAGTTTGCGTTGGCGGCAGAGGAGGATCGGGAACGGTCCCCTGCCACCTTCGTTCCCTGGAATTATAGCAAGCTATGACCCAGAAATTTGCCTTTGGTAAACGGGCGTTTGGGTTCTGTGACCGTTGCGGGTTTCGGGTTCCATTAGCCAAACTAGATTGGCAGGTGGTGAACCAGAAACCTACGGGCATTAAGGTGTGTTCTGCCTGCAATGATGAGGACCATCCTCAGTTGCAGTTGGGTAGGTTCCCGATAAATGATCCTGTGGCGCTGCTTAATCCTAGGCCAGATGTTGACCCCGGCAGGGGATTATTTGGCTGGAATCCTGTAGGTAATCCAGCTATATATGCTGTTGGCCTCGTTGGAACTGTGAATGTAAGTTAGAGTTTTAGTTTATGGGGTGAATGATATGAAAATGGACATGAAGAAAATGCCGCTTCCAGAGGCGGGAAAAGACTACAACCGGGGCCTGAAGGGTGTGTCTATGTCCGTAGGGAACATGACTACCTGCCCTGATTATCCGCCCAAGAAGCCTAATGCAAAGACACGCGGCACGGGCGCGGCCATTAAGGGAACTATGTTCCAAGGCGACCAGTAATAGGTAGGCGGCGATGAATTACGCAACCCTATCACAGATGTTGCAAGACTACACTCAGAATTATTCTTCTGAGTTTGTTGCCGCCATTCCCGAGATTGTTGAGTTGGCCGAGGACCGGATTTATCAATCTGTCCAAATTCCTGCCTTGAAGAAGGTTCAAACCTTTAATCTGACAGCAAACAGCAAGAATTTCAGCGTTCCAAATGATTTTCTTTCAACTTACTATTTGGCGGTCATTACGGACGGATCGTATAACTTCATGTTGGAAAAGGAAGCCGGGTATCTAAATGAGGCTTTCCCTGTAGTTAGTTATCGTGGTGTTCCGAGGTTTTATTCAATCATTGATGAAGATACTATAGCAGTCGCCCCTACGCCGGGTTCGGCTTATAGTATTGAATTGTATTATTTCTATGAGCCAGAAAGCATTGTGACTGCCGGGACTAGTTGGCTTGGAGATAATGCTGAAAGTGTATTGTTTTATGGTTCGCTTGTAGAGGCTTATACTTACATGAAGGGTGACAACGACTTGATTGCCCTTTATACAGCCCGTTATGCTGAGGTTCTTCAGAGGTTGAAGAATCTGGGTGAAGGTCTTGATAAGAGAGATAACTTCCGTGTTGATGCTCCTCGTGTTTCGGTGACATGATATGATCACTTCCGCATATTGCACTTCCTTTAAGAAGCAGCTTTTGGAAGGGGCGCATGATTTCCGCGTTGGGCAAAATGTGTTTAAGATTGCCCTTTATACCGAGGCTGCCAATCTTGATGCTAATACCACGGCCTACACCACAACTGGTGAAATTGTCAGTGCCGGATATACTGCCGGTGGTTTAGCGCTAACGCAATCTAATCCGGAGCAGTTTGCCGCAAGTGGTATTGTGACGTTCTCTAATGTGTCGTGGACGGGGCCGATAGCTGCCCGTGGCGCATTGATTTACAATTCAACCCCTGTTCATACCTATACCAATCCAGCCTGCATTGTGTTGGATTTTGGGATTACTAGGGCGGCTTTCAACAATACGTTTGAGATTCGGTTTCCTGCTGCCACCGATCAAACGGCGATTATAAGGGTGTACTGACATGCCTTCAACTTATTCAACGTCTTTGCGACTGGAATTGATGGGGGCTGGTGAGCAGGCCGGGAATTGGGGAAACACCACCAATTACAACCTTGGCACGTTGCTGGAACAGGCTATCGCTGGGGTAGAAAATGTAGCTATTTCAGGGACTAGCTACACTTTGACTACTGGTAGTGGCGTGGCTGATCAGGCCCGTAATGCGGTGATTAACCTGACCGGGACGCTATCGGCTAATTGCAATGTGATCGTGCCTTCTGTAGATAAGGTTTATACTATCCGTAATTCCACCACTGGTGGGTTTTCGGTGGTGGTTAAGACTGCTGCTGGTTCTGGTGTGACGGTTGCTAATGGTTTGACGCAATCTATGTATTGCGATGCGACTAATGTGGTTGCTTCTACGGTTGCGTTTAATAATGCCACCAATACCATTGCAAGCAATGTGACCGGGAATGTGACCGGGAATGTGACCGGGAATGTG